TAAATGGACCAAATCACTATGGTGGAGTAGATAATCCATACGAAGTAATAAAAGTCTGTGAAGCTTGGGCTTTAGACAAAGATGCTTACCTCTTTAATGTAGTAAAATATGTTGCAAGAGCTGGTAAGAAAGACCAAGCAAAAGAGTTGGAAGACCTTAAAAAAGCGGCATTTTATTTAAACCGTAAAATTAAAAATTTAGAAAAATGATTTATTGGCTTACAGGACAACCTGGTTCAGGAAAAACCACTTTAGGAAATTGGTTAATTGCGGCATTGGGAGGTGAGGCGGTTTTGGTTGATGGTGATGATATCAGAGAAATCTTTGAGAATAAAGACTACAGCGAACAAGGACGTAGAAAGAACATTGAGTTAGCACAGAACATTGCTCATTTTTTACATAAAAAAAATATGAACCCTGTAGTTTGTTTAGTGTCACCTTACAAAGACCAAAGAGAAAGATTTAAACAAAAGATGGGAAAAGATATTGCTGAACTTTATATTCATACCAATGAGATTAGAGGGAGAGAATTGTTTCATGTTGAGGGATATGAAAAACCATTAGAAAACTTTATTGATGTTGATACAACCAATAAAAAAGTTTTTGACACCCTTCAAGAAATCAGAGTCAAATTAAAAATATAATGAAAAAAATTCACGTTGAAGGAGACCCTAAATTGAAAAACACTGGAGGTAAACAATACTCCATGGTTGTTGGACGATTTCAGCCTTTTCATGACGGGCATAAATGGTTGGTAAACCAATGTCTTGAAGATGGTAAGAATGTTCTCATTGTTATTAGAGACATTATACCTGACGAGAAAAATCCATTTGAAGCATCTGAAGTTAAAAATAATATCATGAAAGAATTATGGAAACTTATAGGTGAAGAGAGAGTTAAAGTTATAGTAATACCTGATATTGAATCAATAAACTTTGGAAGAGGAGTTGGTTATGATATTATTGAACATATACCACCACAAGAAGTTAGTGATATATCCGCAACAAAAATTAGAGAACAATTAAAACAAGAAGGTAAATTATAATGTTAGAAACAAATAAAATAATAAATGATAATTGTGTAGACGTTATGTCTAAAATGCCTAATGACTCGATTGATTTAATTGTTACATCACCACCTTATAACGTAGGCATTGATTATGATAGTTGTGATGATAGAATGTCCATGGAAGATTATTGGGAATGGACTAAAGAATGGTTAACAGAATCATTTAAAGTATTAAAAGATGATGGAAGAATTGCAGTTAATATTCCATATGAAGTCAATGTACAAGATAGAGGAGGTAGAGTATTGTTTATGTCTGAGTTTTGGGCAATTATGAAAAAAATCGGGTTTAATTTTTATGGTCTCGTTGACCTTGATGAGAATTCACCACACAGAAGTAAGACGACAGCGTGGGGATCATGGATGTCTCCTAGTAGTCCTTACATATATAATCCAAAGGAGTGTGTTATATTGGCGTATAAGAAAGATCGTATCAAGAAGATTAAAGGTGAACCAGAATGGTCTGGAGTTATGACCGATATTGAACAGGAAGACGGGTCAATCAAAAAGAAAATGGTTTATCAGGATGAGGATAAAAAAGAGTTTATGAGTTTAGTTTATGGTCAATGGGAATACTTTGCAGATACCAAACAACAAACCAAAGCAACCTTCTCAATGGATATACCTATGAGAGCTCTTAAAATATTAACATATAAAAATGATATTATTCTTGACCCATTCATGGGTTCTGGAACCAGTTTAGTTGCCGCGGAAATTCTTGGACGAAGATGGATTGGAATTGAATTGAGTCCTAATTATTGTAAAGTTGCTCAAGAAAGAGTACAACATTTTATTGATAGAAATAAACAAATTAAGTTAGAATTATAATTAAAGGGTCTTATGACCCTTTTTTTGTTTATAAGGATATTTATAAATAAAAAGATGAGTGATATTATTGTAACCAAAAAACAATTTGCATTAATTACTGAAAGACAACAACTTAATGAGTCGTTGCTTAGTTTTGAGAACATATTAATGGCTATAGGATTTGTACCTGTAATTGGAGAGATTGCGGATGTTGCTTTAATATGTTATTATCTTTATAAAGGTGAAAAGTTATATGCTGCATTAATGTTGATTGCGCTTATACCTACAGTTGGTGATTTTATTGCTAAACCAATTATAAAATTATTTAAAGGTAGTAGAGAAGGGGTTTTAGCAATGAAGAACGGAGGTGCTCAACTAAGTAAATATTTGGCAAAAAATCCTCAAATGGCGACTAAATTTGCTAGTTTAAGTAAATATGTTAAATCACCAGCTGTTGAAAAAACTGTTCAAGGTATTAGTAAAGTTAATTCAAAATTAGGCGCAAAATTAAGAAGTGGATTAGAAGAGGTAAGTGGGGGTAGTGCAATATTAGGAATGAAAGCAGGTGCAAAAGAAGTAATTGGAGGGGGTAGATTTAATACAGGTCTTAAGGATTATTTTAGAGGAGAAAGACTTTCAAAATACTTTGCAAAACATGGAGTATTACCTGAAAACGGAATTAAAAGATGGTGGTTAAATATTCAGGCAGGTGGGGATAGAAGAGCGGCCTTTAGAAAATTTATTATTGCAAATAATTTAATAGCCTATTTTGGAATTCCTTCATTGACTACGTTTGAAGAAAAATTATCTAATGATGCTGAATTTAGAAAAAAAATATCAAACGATCCAAAAATTAGTGATTATATTGCTCAAAATTATAATGAAAATGAAGAAAGTAAAACAAGTTCAACAAATTCAGATAAGTCCTCAACAGCATCTACAAAATCATCAACAACTGAGAATAATCCCTTATCTCAGTTAATGGGTAATATATTTAATCAACTTGGTAAAGATGCGTGAGGTAAATTACAATGAAGAAATTATTAAAAGAAACAGGTATAAGAGATATTTCAGCTTTAAAGAAAAGATATCCTAAAGCAGAAATTTATTTTCACCAAGACTTGGATGGAGTAACAACTGCAATTGCAATGAAGAAATATCTTGAAGATAATGGTATTGATGTAGTTGATTGTCATATTATTCAATATGGTGATAAAGAATTTTCAGTTAAAAAGAATGATGCAACAGGTGATACAATGCCTGTGTTAGTTGATTTTGCTCACGGTAAACCAATGTTTGTTATTCACACAGACCACCATGATAGACAAGTAGGTGTTGAAAAAGGAACTTCAAAACAATTTAGAGGAGCTCGTTCAAATGTTGAGACAATATCTCAAGTAGTATCACCGAAAGATTTATTTCCGTCTTCAGATATTCTTTTAATTAATACAGTTGACTCTGCCGATTTTGCAAAACATAATATAACATCAGACGAAGTAGTTAACTATCTTTATAGATATGATAAAGAAAAACCATTACAACAGAATAAAATGATGTTGGGGTTTGTTATTAATAAATTATTATTAGCATTTAAAAACAAACCAGGATTTCTTGAAGGATTAGTTATGGATTCTGAACCATCACTAATGTCTATTTTAAATAACATTAAGACTTGGATGACAAGAACAAATGCCGCAAAACCAGAAGAATTACAAAAAAATGCAGAAGATTACAAAACAAAAATGAAGGGATTTCCAAGAGTCAATGATAATATTATTTTTCAATATGGAGGAGGTAGTATGTTTAAACCTGGGTCTTATGATAGGTATACCCCATTTAGAAATAATCCTGAGGCAGACTTTCTTATTATGGCTTGGCCAATGGGATTGGTACAGGTATCGTGTAATCCTTTTAAGAAGGATAGAGAACTTAAGGGTGTTAATCTTGGGGAAATAGCTCAAGAGGTATTATCAAAATGGGAAGGACAATTGAAACAAAAAAATATACCATTATCTACAATGAAATGGGTGAGTGAGACAAGTGCAGGTCCTGAGAGTGTTGGGTTTACATTCAAAGATTTTGATGCGTTATATGGTGGAAAGTTTATGTTTATGGATGGAGGAGAGAACGCGTTAAATAAAGTTAAAGAGATGATGGAGAAGCCATTCAAAGATTTATCTGAGGAAGAAATTGCGATGATGGATAAGATTAATATTAATGCGTGGGATTTAATTCAAGCCAATTCAGGTGGACATAAATGTATTACCAATATATCTGGATTAAATTATTTAGGTAGAGGCAAAAGACCACCTCAAGGAAAGTATCAATATGACCCAAATAAAGAAGACCACCCTTATGTTAAATTTATAAAAATGATTTCTCATCAGTTTGAAACAATATTAAAAGAAAAGATTGTTGGGTCAAAATAAGTATTCAACAGAATCACCGGCTTCAATATTAAGTTTTTCACATAGACCACCTTTGACTTCCAATACAATATTTCCGTTACCGCAATAGATAGGGCAATCTTCATCATTACATGGAGAACAGTCGTGA